GAATGTAGTTTTCCAATGCCTGCGCCATGCGAACGCGCTTTTCTTCGGGATTGAAGCTATACATATTATTCATTAGAAGAACCCTTTAGTGCCTGCTGCTGCTTGTGCGCCTGAACCAATCAAATTATAAAGACCCGCATTTTGAGCATTAACATTGGCAGACTGAATGCCGTAGTTCTGCATATTTGCTTGACCTTGCGCTTGTGCCCCTGCAAAGATCGGAGCAGGCGCAACAGTCGGGCCTTGATAGCCTTGAAACTGCGGCATCTGAATCTGAGAACCTGACATAAGACCCGTGATCTCGTTCAACGGCTGTTGACGCAGATATGCTTGACGCTGCAATTCAGCTTGCTGTGCTGCATTCTGCGTACCCATCAATGCTTGTTGCTCGCCAAATCCCGCTGCGCGAGCTTGCGTATCAAGACCAATGCCTTGCAATGCAGCTTGACTCAGCAAGTCGTTACGGTTCTGAGCCTCTTGAGTTTGCGACGTTCTGTAAGCCTGTGAACCGGGCGTGATGCCTTGATTGGCAAGCTGATTTTCAAGCATTGCTTGACGACCTTCTAGCTGCGGTTGCAGCCTACGCATAATTGCTTCTTGACCCGTCATGCCTGCATTGACCGGCGCTTTAGCTAACGCAGACGTATCGAGTCTAGTTTGTAATGCTTCGCCTGCTGTACCGGTAGGAGCAAACGCGGTGCTAATGACATTCTGCGCTTGCTGTGTCCCTGTTTCACCAAGACCCGCCAACAGCTTCTGCACACGCTGCTGCGAAGCAAGCGTCTCAGTCGCCGTAGGCGTGAGGGTCTGCGTGACAGTAGGCTGATCGCCTTCATAGGTAACAGTCTGCTTTCCCAAAGGCGAAATGATGTTCGGATTTGACATCCTTCCCTGCAAACGCGCTGTTTCTACGTTGGCAGCACCTTGTGCTTGTGCAGCACCTGTGTAGTCCGGTGCGGGCGGCGGCGACGGTGAACTTTTACCCATGAGGCACTCCTATTTTTTTACTATATCGATCAGTCAAAAACCTGCAAGCGTCATGCTTCATTGTGTAGAAAACAATGTCGCCATCAACCCTTGCATCCTTAATTCTGCTTTCCTCTTCAAATCCCATGTTCGTTACTAGCTTGATGCTTGCTGCGTTGTCGCTTCCTACCGGTACTATGATCTTGTCTACTTGGCACACGTTGAACGGGTAGTCAAAAATTGCTGCTAAGTATGCGCTCGTTATCCGTCCTTCTATTGCTATGTGACACCAAATGCTCTTCCTGTTCCAATTCTCGTAAATCACGCCTGCAATTATTTCATCGTCCTTGCACAGTCCTATTGCTTCGCTGCGTCCTTCAAAGTAACCGCCCTCAACGCGCTTAGCCACCCAATGCCCGATAGCCGGGCCTTTCGTTATATGCCTGCCCATCCGGTTTGATAAACAATGTCCGTCGATGCCCATTCGATTTGAATGCCGCCACTTGCGCTTTTGAGCTGTATGCCGCCGCAGTAACCGATACCCGTGATGCCTTGCCAATTGTTCGTAATCGTTGAATCTGAACCCCACAAACCTACATCCCATAGCGATGTACCCCAAACGCCATAAGTCTGCGGGCTAAACGACAACGCAGCAGTAGTGTCTTGAATGTCAAAATCAACGTTCATACCAACAAAGATTGCGGGTTGCCCGTTTGTGAAAATGCTAGGTCTTGCGCGGGTGAAATACTTTTTAACACCGCGAGAGCCGTAGTAATTGAACGCTTGCAAAGTGTTTGCAGGAATGTTGTTGCTGTTGTCTTGATAGTCTAACGTCCACGCTTTAGCGACAAACCCATTGCCGCCAAAGTAAGGGTCGTCGTTAAAGATTTCCCAACAGTTAGCATTCCAATTTGTAAAGTTGCACCACGATTTAGTGATGTTGTTCATCACATACTGCTGTTGCTGCGAACCTTCTGACACAGGTACATTGACAAACAACGCATTGTTTTTGCTGTTGTAAATGATCTGCCAACCGAAGTTGTTTTGATACGTCCTTGTCGCTTCAGCAAACGCGCCTTGAATCTTGTCTGACAATGCGATGCGCGGATCAAGTCTTGAGCTTTGAATTGCCGACGCTAGAGGGTACAAACCGTCCAAAGTAAGAATCAGCAAGTCCCCTGCATACTTGAGCATACAACGCTTGCCAATCGGCGTTCCAAGCTTCCATACACCCATCAGCGCCCACGTCGATGCAGATGCCGGATCAGTTCCACGGTAAGCAATGATTTCGCCATTGCTAGTGACAAACACTAGGTTGTCATCAGCACCGTAACCTGCGTCGATTGTCCACGTGCCAATTGAAACAAGATACCCGCCATAGCGAGCAACTGAACTTAAGTCAATCTGTTCAGCAACACCTGCAATTGATGATGTTGGCAGATACCATGCGACGAGGGTGTTCTTTTGGATAAACCACACCCTGTTTTTAAACAGAGTCACATCATCAAGCGTTGTTGTTGTAATCCCCGTAATGGCAGGAGATGATGAGTTTGTAATTGCAGTCCAAGTTGTTCCGTTGTATAGCAAAGGCGCATCAACACCGTTCGCGCAATACATGAACGAGCCGCCCGGAGTAGAAACATTCACATACTCCCAACGAGAATTGCTAAGCCCTGAGACTACTGCTGCGCCAACAGCACCACCTGCGGTTACGTCATAGATTTTGCCGCCTGCAACTGCAAACAATTTTTCTACGTTGCCGCCTGAGTAGTTAAACAGGCTCTCGACTTGTCCTGAGATACCGGTTGCATACTGCTGATAACCACCCCGCAGATTGACGCTAGAGACGGTAGGGAACATATTGGTCAACTGCACGGCATCAGTCGCTTCCATATTAGCAAGCGAATCCCGTGCGTTCCATCCACCAATGGGAGCAGGTAACGACGCTACCTGCGCGGCAGTCCCTTGAACCATCATGCGTTGACGTGCGCTGCGTGCCATCAGTTCGTACCGTATCCCGAGTCGGGGATGTTGTCGTAACCAATAAGCACAGTACCGGGACGCGGTGCAAGCGACAGATTGGCAGACGACATATCGAGAGCTTTCGCTGCTTCCATCTCTGTCAGATAGTTACGCATCATCGCTGTAGTGTCAAAGCCTTTAGCCTCAAAATACTTGAGCTTCGTCGCGTTGACTATTAGTCGATCAGGATAGATGCAAGTATCGGTGTCAACAGTAAACGAGTTCTTTGCAGTTCCGTTTGCTGCTGCTGCCCACGCTTTGCTGCGGTATTCAAAGCCTAGATATTCGCTTGTTGAAGTGCCGGGCCATATTTGAAAGTACGGGCCAAGCAAACGCCAACGAATACGCGGGCCGGTTGAGATGTAGCCCGACAACAACCATTCCCATTGCTGAGCATCTTCAGGCCCGAGCATTTCCCAATGTTTCGACTTATCCCAAGCAGTTCGCGGAACAAGACTTTCGTAGTCTGATGGGAGGCTGTAGCGAATTTTCTGAAAGTATGCCGTTGCAGCAATACCGTCAGCAGAAAAGTCTTGATTGACTGTTACCTGCGTTGATGAGTCTACAGAAACGATATAGGTATTTTGATTGATACCTGTGCCTTGCACTTGATAGGTTGTATCAAGCCCCGTAGTCGATGCCATCGTGATGGTTCGTGCTGCGGTAGTCCAAGTACCGGTCGTTGTGATGTATTCGGTGTAGTAGGTGTATTGCTTGGTCAATTCGCGCCAAGCATGACGACGCAAGAATTCATAGCCGTTTGCGTTCATCAGCGCAAGGATTTGAATTACGTCCTGATTCGTATTACCCGCTACACTCGTTGGGGTTGCAACACCAAGCTCATTAGTTACTTGTTGCACCAACTCCAACATCGTTGTCGTTGACATTTTCTTTCCTCGGTCTGCCGGGGCGACGTTGCTCTAAAAGCATCGCCATCTGTTCTTTCAGTTCTGCAAGCTGTGCGCGAGTTTCTTCCAACTCGCTACTCGACACCTTTTGATTCTTGTTCAGTAGGTAATTCCGCGCACGTTCGCGCAGTCCTACGCCACCCATTCCGATACGTTGAAGCTGCGTATCACTTGCAGTTGCTACTTGCTCAACAGTCTGAAACTTGAGAATTTGCAACTCTGCAAGTTGATTGTCCGTTAGTTCTTCGGGACGATCTTGACACCAATCTTTGAGCGGCGTACCAATCACAGGCCCTTCACCGCTTTGCATCTGAAAGTGCAACCATTGGCGCGGGAATCGCTCCTTATGATGATCCCGCACGGGTTGGTCAATTACAGTCGTCTTATCACCCGGCACTAAAATCTTGATGAACGGTTGACCCTTGTAGGGGTCTTTTTCTGACGTGTAAAACTCGACAT